TGCAAAATGATAATGATGTATCTGATAAATTTATTTTTATGGGAACATTTTTCTTTGGATTTTTATATCTCGGCAAGAAAATCGACAAACTAAGCAACGAGTCAAACTAACACTTTGCGGTTAATTGGATGCGGAAACAAGAAAGGAATAAAATGAAAACATTTACAACAATTATTGGGTTATATATACTAAGGGGCGAACCAATGGAAAAAATGGATGGGAAATTTTTAACGATGGAATCTCTTGAAAGAGCTGCAAAAGAATATGCCGAGCAGTTTAATAGCATTCCAATTGAACCGCCAGTTATTTTGCAAGGCGAACTTTTACCCTGCCCCTTTTGTGGCGGTGAGGCAAGCATAGGTACAACAAGAATAAGCGATAAAAGAACAAGAGAACTTAACAACAGAGATAATGGATTTTTTGTGAACTGTAAAATATGCGGATCAAATAATAATTGTTTACGCTTAGGTTATGCAACGAAAGAAATAGCAATAAGCCACTGGAACAAAAGGGCAGTGTGTGAGCCGCAGTCAAAATAACGGTGTTGCGGTTAAGTTGCAACCGGACACCCGATTAACTAATTAAAACTAAAAAAAGGAATTTGAATGAACGAAAATAAAAACATAGCCGAACCAGAAAAGGTTGTCAACTTGAACCGCTTGTTAGATAACACGGACATTTCTTCCCCTTCTTATGCTGATTTCCTCAGTAATAAAAAAAGAACAGTATTACCCGTTGGTAAAAATATTTCTAAAGATTTAATCAACCCCATCTTATTTGATTTTCAAAAGGATACAACACACTGGGCTTTATCTTCCGGGCGATGTGCGATATTTGCAGATACTGGTTTAGGCAAATCTTTTATGCAATTAGAATGGGCAAGATTGATAGGTAATACGGTTTTGATTTTTGCTCCTCTATCCGTTGCAAGGCAAACTATTAGAGAGGCCTCAAAAATAAATATAGAAGTGAAATACATCAGGAATAAAACCGAATTGAACGAAGGAATTTTTATAACTAATTATGAAAATGTTGATGGTTTTGAGAATGCAAAAATAGATGCTGTAGTATTAGATGAAAGTTCAATCCTTAAAGCTATTGACGGTGTAACAAGAAGAAAATTAATTAAATATTTTTCTAAAGTTCCATATCGTTTATGTTGTACAGCAACGCCTTCCCCAAATGATTATACAGAGTTGGGCAATCACGCAGAGTTTTTAGGAATATGCTCAACGTCTGAAATGTTATCAACCTATTTTGTCAATGCAAACAAAGTCACTGAATCAATAACTGATTCGGGAATAGTGATAAGAAAAAAGCATTCAAATAAAAATGGCACTCAATGGAGATTACGCTATCACGCTCAACAAGATTATTTCAGATGGTTATCATCTTGGGCTATGGCAATTAGAAAACCTTCCGACTTAGGATATGATGATGATGGTTTTATTCTTCCATCTCTGAATATTATTCCTATTTACGTAAAAACAGAATATACCTCCTCAGATGAATTGTTTTTTTCGGGGTTGAAGGGGCTGAAACAAAGGGCTGATATAAGGAAACAAACAACTATAAAAAAGATTGATGAAATTAAAAAGTTAGTTGATAATGATGAGCAGTGGATTATATGGTGCGGATTAGATATGGAGTCAAAACTTGCGAAAAACAATATTGATTCAACTGAAGTAAAGGGAACCGATGATGCTGAATATAAAGCCAAATCATTTGAAGAATTTCAAGATAAGAACATACGTGTATTGATTACAAAAGGTAAGATTGGGGGCTTTGGAATGAATTTCCAAAATTGTAGTAATATGATTTTTTTCGGATTAAATGATAGTTGGGAAATGTTTTATCAATGTGTAAGAAGATGTTATCGTTTCGGGCAGAAGAATGAGGTGAATGTTTATATAATTCTCTCAGATTTAGAATCACAAATTTATGAAAATATTAAAAGGAAGGGCGAAATGGCAGAAAGAATGATGGATGGTTTGATAAACCAAGTTAAATATTATGAATTAGAAGGATTGGGGAAGGGAATAAAAATTGATGTGAATTATAAAGAGAGCAAATATGAATCGGAAACATTCAGAGCATTTCTCGGCGATTCTTGTGAGAGATTAAAAGAAATAGAAAATGAATCGGTTGATTTAAGTATTTATTCGCCTCCTTTTGCTGATTTATATACTTACTCTGCAACGGAGAGAGATTTGGGGAATAGTAAAAACTGGGATGAATTTGCTGAACACTATGGATTTATTATTAGAGAACTTTTAAGGGTAACGAAAACCGGAAGATTATCTTGTGTCCATACTTCGGATATTCCGGCAATGCAATTAAAGGATGGATATATAGGTATTAGAGATTTTCCAGGTGCAGTTATAAAAGCCCACGAATCAAACGGATGGATATTTCACGGCAGAGCGATTGTTACAAAAAATCCACAATCTCAAGCGATCAGAACAAAAGCAAAAGCACTTTTATTCACTCAGTTAAGAAAAGACTCAAGCGATTCCAGGCCAGCTTTACTTGACCATATATTGATTTTTAAGAAACCGGGAAAATCAGAGACAGTAGTTAATCCAGTTGGGAATGGAGAAATGGACAATGAAACTTGGATTGATTGGGCTGGGGGGATATGGACAGGGATAAATGAATCAGATACTCTGCAATATACAACAGCGAGAGATAAAGACGATGAAAAGCATATTTGCCCATTGCAATTAGGGACAATAGAAAGATGTATAAAACTATATTCTAATCCAGGTGAAATTGTTTTAACTCCATTTGGTGGAATAGGAAGTGAAGCATATCAAGCTATTAAATTTGGAAGAAGGGCAATGTTAATAGAATTAAAACAATCATATTATAGAATTGCTTTACAAAATTTAATAAACATAGAATCTACGATTAAACAAGATACTTTATTCGGGTAATACTGCGAGTGTTGCCTAACAGGTTGGTTTTTAAGCAGCCGACTAGAATTTTAATTAACGCAAGCAGACTTAATCGGTCTGCTTGAAAAACTGAGTTAGTTTGTGAGGAGCGAAAAATGAATAAATTATTTTTAATGTTGGGTATTTGGTTTTACGGACTTAGCATATTTACCTACTTGCAAAATGATAATGATGTAT